TACCCGCTGTAGCGTTCAATTCGTCCGTACCGACATTCATAGAGCGCACACAGTACTCGCTCGGAGCATTTATCCAATCTACTCCGTCTTGGTGGTTTAGGCTAAAGTTCTCGTCATACAGGTTTATGTATATACCACCCTCGGTGTAGTCCGACTTCCTCCATCGTATAGGGAGGTATTGCCCCGCTTGGATAGGTAGCCAATTTAGGTCTCGGGTGAGAGAACTAGCCTCTAACCCTGTAGCGCCTGTTGAGGTAGTGTGTACGTTACCCCAATCGTGCATCCATATATTGCTGCTCACAATACTTGCTGCCGTGTCATCTGCTAACACTACCCAATTACCCTCAGATGCGTAGTAGTTGTAGTCTTTCCACTCTTCAAATCTGAATGCCCCGTTGCAAGTGTAGAAAGTAGTGCCACTCACCACGCTACCTGTTGCTGCCGGGATAGCCCCAAAGTACTCTTGGAACGCTACCTTCCATTCCTCGTAGTCACTAGACTCTGTTGCCCCGCCTACAGTCTCAGCCACTACATTAGCAATGTCTGTGCTTACGAAACTTTGTGTGATCTTACTTACGTCCACTAGAACCGCATTCGTGCTAGGTCTTATGTCATACCGCAATTCCGCTACCTTCTCGTCATCTCCTGACGGATCGCGATGAATATAAACGATTGTCTTGTAGTTGTCCTCGGAAGTGCTTGAGGATTCGACCCCGAACCTTATCGGGTTGTAGGAAGGGTAAATTACGTTCCCACTTACATCTGTCTGAACTGTGAGTGCCATACATATATATAAGTGTTAAGACGGAAATTTGTGCAGCTCGGCTTATAGGTCATCTCTACCGAGAGCCTGTACACCCGTTACAGGTGTCGAGCAAAAGCAACAATTCGTAGGTCATACCTTCTAGGTGGATCGGGGCTTACCTCTCCCCTCTCTCTTTGACGTTACTCTGTGGGCTTAGACTTACTTAGATGACCTTGGAGTTGCTGCCGTAGCATTGCTCCTCGCCCTCACCCTGAGTAGATGCTTCTACCTATCTCGTGTTTCTTGTATTCCGATTTTTTATTGTCGCTTCGGATGGAACGACTACGAGCCTATTTATGCAAATATACACTAATTTCTAAATAATCTGTACTTATATAAGTGTTTTGTTGTATATTTGTCAAGTGAGAAAGCGAGGAAGGGTTGATAGCAACCAACGTCAGCTTGTCAAAGAATTACGCAGCATAGGCTGTAGTGTCGCAATAACGTCTCAGTTAGGTAGTGGATTCCCGGATATTGTCGTAGGGTATCGTGGGGTCAACTACCTTCTTGAGATTAAAGATCCCGATAAGCCACCTAGTCAACGCAAACTCACAACTGACGAGATTGAGTTCCAGGACAAGTGGAAAGGGCAATACGCAGTAATACACACACTTGAAGAGTTTATGACAATTCTATGACACAATAGTGTTGTTTTATGACACTTCTATGATACAATAGTGTTGTTTAGCCACTTACTTTGAACCCAATAAAAAACAACATTATGAAATCAAGATTTGTAATACCTTTTAGCGATGTGTTGGATGACAAACAGGTAAATGATGAGGATTTGCAGCAGCTTTATGCGAATGGGTTTGAGGTTGGTGGGATATTTAATGACTTGCTTGTCATAGAGAAAGATTTGGAATTTGTGTTTAATGAGGGGGATTTCATTACACTAGCAGATATGGGATTTATTATTAATTTTAGGCGTGTCGATTTAGATAAAATGATTGCGTCTTATGACATAGTATTTGAATAATATGCTCTACGAATACGAAATAAGGTTTCACAAGAAGGTGAAGAAAGGTACGGGTAAAACATCATTGCTCGTCACCCTAGTAACATCCAAAGACGAGAAGGAAGTACTCGCCAATAAGGATAAGGTGCTTGAATACGCATTCGCTAAGTCAGGCAAGAAAGGTCAACTCGACAAATGGGAAGTCACGAACATCAAGACAATTCGCACGGTGAGGGATTAAAGTTTGTACCTCACATCAATTCCGGTGGCTTGTAGATTCACCACCATTTTCTCGATCATTTCATCTATATCTCCTTCCCAATCACGGGCAGCAATATTAGCAAGATCTTCTTCTAGTTGCTCGTAGAACGTCATGTTGAACACGCTTGAGTAAACAGGCACAGCCTCAATACCTTGTTTCAATATTCCCGCAGCAATAGCCCCGGCAAAACGTCTACGATTCTTAAACTTGGCAGGGGTAGATAAACCCGCGTCTCTGATCCAACGGGAAATAGCATTAATGTTCGGCATACGCCTCTGACGGAACGGGCTAGAACCTGTGTGTGGCTTGACAGAATCTCTACCCTTAATACCTTCGTCGATGAACTTCAAGTGAGAAGGCATCGTGACATCTACGTTAATTTGCGCTTTCTTTCTCTTGACCGCACGATTATTGTAGGAGATTACCTTCTCGGCAGTTCGACCACTAGCCCTACGGGAATTACCCCGGCTATCCTTCATTGTGGCTAGATTATGAGAAACACGCTCTAAGGCATCGTCAATAGCCTCTGAGAGATACTTGTGTAGATTATCGAGATTGTTTGGCACGTCTTTCTTCTTCCTCCGCTAAGTGTATTTCGTAGTTGATCCAATTTAAAAACTCTAGTGCCTTCATCTCATACACCTCATCTATTCGGCAGTTGTACGTTTGCGCGATTTTCTTGAACCACGAAAACCACCGAAAAACTTGTCCAAAGCTATTTGAAGGCGGAGCTTCATCAGTTGAGTCCGCATCCTTAGAGCCAAATATCTTACTAAACGACTTTGCAGACGAAGCGAACGTCGCAAAAAAAAATCATGCACTCCACGAGCAATCGGGTAAGGCATATTCTCCCTGACATACTTCTCCTTCTCGTCAAGCGGCATATCTTTCTTCCACAAGAGAGCCATAACCCTATGCAGGGTGTTCTTACCGTCTTTAGTGGTAGTCTCTATATCGACAAGTTGCCCAGCAGACAGATCCTTAATATCACCTGTCAACTCATAACCATCCCACTCTTTCGGCACTTTCTTACTCGGAGAGGTGTCTAGGAATCGCCATTCCTTCGTGTAAGACTCAAAGTCGGACAACCCCATATTGTATAGCTTGTCAAAGTCCTCACCCATAGCAGCAGCGTAAATAGCTGCACGTTTAGCTATTGGATGTTCGTGTTTCTCAGCAGCAGAGAAGATAGCCTCTGCTTTCTCAATCGTTATGTCGTTCCAAGTTTTCATATTACTTTCTGATCTAGTGTTAGATATACTTTCTTCTTGTGATATTTCTCGTGCCACTCTTTTGCCTCAACCCAAGCCTTCGCAGCCTCTTGTTGTTTCATTTCTGCATAACCGAAGTCCCCCTCTGCATGGAAGTTGCCTAAGTGGTGCGCCCTCTTCCTTGGCATATAGAAACAATCATACCAAACTTGCACTCTACGGCAGAATGTCGCATCCCAATGCCCGTAGTTAGAGAACTCGTTTAGGTATCCGATCTTCTTGAACACATCGCTCCGTTGAATGGTCGCGCCAATAACAACATTGGTATCATCCACTTCTAACTCCACTTCATTCTTCTTGAATCGGTGTTTCTGTTTACTGCCTTCTAGCATCCACCCAAGCATACCAACTTTCGGTATCTTGCCAAACACATCCAAGGCATTAACTAGCCAATTCTCAGGGAGTAGGACATCGTTACCTAAGATGACAATAAACTCATAATCCAGGGTGTCGGCAATCATCCTATTGAGTGCATAGGGATTACCCATATTGTACTCATTAGCGGTGTGCTTCTTGGCAATCTTCTTACCCCACTCTATTGTCTTAGGGTCAGTACTTCCGTTATCTGTGATAAACAAATCAAAGTCTACCCCTGCACGAGTGATATTCTCCTCGGTACACATCGGAGTGATGTTACTCCGATTGATCGTATTCATTATTGCTGCAACCATACCATCATACTATGTTCTGCGCCGTCAATAACGTGCGAATAAACCTTGTCAACCTCTCTGCCCAACACCTCACTATACCACTCAGGGCTTCTACCTTCACAATGCCCACTCTGAATACTCTCATCCGTACACTCGTATAAAATCACGCACTTATTCTTAGCGTACCTGTCCAGTATCTCCTTAACCACATCTTGCGGGTTATGCTGTAACACACAATTAGTGAAAAGCGTGTAGTAACCATACTGAGTCTTAGATGTGGTGTAATCATGCTTTGGGTTCTTCCTCTTAGCTATCTCAATCGCTTTCTCCATGTGGTCGTACCCAATATATAGGTCAGGGTGAAACAGCTCCGAGTAAGCCCCTGTACCACAGCCAAAGTCCAAGACAGTTCCCATTTGATTCGTAGGAAATCCTGCCTTCAAGAACTCCTTGCGGATCTTGTGCGTTTCGGGTTGGTACTTATTGTTTAACCAAACAGTATTCTCACCTGCCTCGTTGTAACGCTTAGTCCAATATTCTTTTGGGTTTATGTTTATCATCCGAATTTGTATCTACCGTAATTTGCCCTCTTTAATGCTCCTAATGCCCAATAACGAATAGCATCAATCCCGTGATTCCATCCGTCAATAGGATCTTGAGTTGCTTTGCCATTTCTGTCCTCTTTCCACTTGTACATTCTAAACTCTGAGACTAAGTTGGAAGAGCTTTCGTGAATATACAGCTTTTTACGTTTAAGTAGGTCTATCCCGCCTCGGATAGAGTCTCTACCTTTACCCACACCAATTATGTTAAACCCTCTGCCTTTGATGTGATCCACAAGCCTAGGGTCTGCTTGGTCGGCATAGATAATGTGATGTCTGTCAACCTCATTCTCCATTAACATCTCACAGATCGAGTCTCCCGACATCTTGTTGCGGTAAAACACCTCCTTGAAGTACAGGTCATCACCACGACTGTAAACCTTGATGAGCGCAGTAGGGTCAACGGAATAACCGAAGTCCATACCATACCCTACAAAGTCCGCATCGGGTGGAATGTAGTCTGTAGTGCTGTGAGACGGGAATACAAGGTTACCTACCTCTGCCCTCTCTCCGAGTCCGTATATCTTCCAATACGCCTCATCAGTCTCCATCAGCTTCTCAATAACTTTTACTTGCGCCTCCGGCAACCAAGGGTTATCAAGGTATGTTGTCTTATGGAAGGCACAGTCGGGATCGTCTATGATCAAGTCATATATCCAATGATACGCCTCGGACGGGTTGTAGTCCATAATGATGAACTCCTTAGTACGGAAGTCTAACTGACGATACGCATCTAAGCTGATCTCGTTCGCCTCATTGATAAAAAGCACATCCCTCTTGCCTCCACGAATCTTCTGTCCACTATCCACGGCAAGAAACTGAACGGTGTTGCCAAACAGCTTATACTCCCAATTAGTCTTGTTGTGATACTTCTCCTGGTACTTCCCCGTATTCTCCAATATTTCAAAGAAGTCGCGCATAATAGTGTTACGTAACGTAGGAGACGTATTACGGGTTATGGTTATCAGTCTGCCATTGAACTTATGGCAATACCAAAAGATTAGCCAAAGGAGAATATTGTATGACTTTCCCGATCTAGTTCCACCCTGCTGTACACAAAAACGCTTCTTACTCTGATACGCCTTTGTCAGTTGCGGGTATATCTTGTTTACCTCGACTTCTTGCATCTACAATCGTTACTTTTACCTCTTGGTCGGTGTTCTGCTCAACATGACGGGAAGGATCTTTGCCCCAGTTGTTCTTGATGTTGAACATAATGCCCTGTGCGTGTCCTTCCCCGTTAGCGAGTCCGTTCTCAAGAGTACTCAAGCAACTCTCACGAACAAATGTCGCAGCATCATATAAAGCCTTCGCTCTCTTGAAGTCGTAGGCGTTGTAGGATTTGTTGTCAGGAGTGTCCTCGTACTTCATTATCCATTCTTTGCTGCACCACCTATCAAAAGTAGTCCGAGCAACCTTGAGGTATTTGTTTACGAAGTAGCCCAAGTGAGGCACACGCTTCTTGTTGTAATCGACAGCCCCTCTAGGAGTAGGAAATTCAGCCCTAGCTGTTTCCATGTCAGATACATACTTCTCCCAATGGTTAAGCAGTCGCTTACCTGTCATTTTCCATTTGCCGTAGTTGCCGTTCTTTTTGGTCATATTAGTTCCCTTACTTGATGTAGTATCTCATCCATTCTGTCGGCATAGAACTCATCGAATGAACCCTCACTACCCCTAGACTCCCATAGTCGGAATATGGTTTGTCGTAGCTTGAGGGATTTAGTCTTGGCAGTTCTAGCTTTGAGCTTATCCAAGTCCTCAAGTTCAGTAGCGGTAAAAGGCTCTTTCTTGATAGCGAAATACACAAACTCCCCACCAAGTTCCCCAAGCTCTCGCTTAGTGGACGTAGATAGTTCGTTAGTCTCCACAGTAACCTGTGCGCTATGATCTTTAAGCCAACGTGTGAAATTAATGAATCCACCTGTTAATATCATCTTCTATATATATAAGTGTTTGGTAAGGAATCTGTCAACAGCAAGGTCGTGATTCTCGTAAGCATACTCTGTGTTTACTCCCGCATTCTTGCACCGCTCTTTAAGCGTATTTTTCCACAAGGCAAGGGTAGGCACATTCATAGCACCCGCAGCATGATAAAGCCCCGTATCGTTTGCAATAACAGCTCTAGCACCATGTATGTAAGATAAAGCTAACCGCATATCTCCTACCACAAACTTATCTGCCTCATACAAGTATGGACACCGATCAAAATCCTCTTGAGAACCCACAGCGATAGTCCTACATTTCTGCATAGCAATCATGTAAGGACTAGCACCGGGGTCTTTGGATTGAACATATCTTTCACTTGTGTTCCCCGCACCATTCACAATGACGATATATAAGCCCTCTTCTACGGGCGGTGGGGTATCTACATAGGTGTGGTAGTATTTGTTCCATATCCGACCTGTGAGGGTCTGAAATATGTATTCATAGTCAGGTCTGTCGTTCGCTTGATTGGTCATGTTACTACCAAACATCCTGGTTTTACCTGGCTTGTAAATATGCTCTATGAACGGGCAATCAAGAAATGCCTCTTTAACGTAGTCTGTCCGAAACAAGACAGGAATCTTCATTCCCCTCTTCTCAGACAGATACCGCAGAGTTGGGGTGAGGTGTATAAAGTTGCCTAGAGCAAAGTCGGGGTGTTGTTCAACATATTCCAAGACTCTCATTAGTCCTCCCATTTCTTCCTGTTTTCCTCTTTCCAATACTCAAGCATTCTCTTGCAGCAGCGCAAAAAACACTTACCACAATTTGTGAAGTCAGGTGGATTATCCCTAAAGGTTATTTGATAGAACTTACGGAGCGTTTGCACCTCTTCGTCTGTTCCTTGCCACCCTGCACCCTCTTCCACGAATAGTCGTACTCGTTTACGTGTTTCTAGTTTAACCGGAACATAGTTCGGGTCGTGTCTCTTTCTACGATTGTGTAGGATCTTTCTTACTGACATAATGATTCTAATGATTGTAGTCTGATTTTATTTACATCGTCCATCATGTGATGAGCGAGGATGTCTTCGTGTAACTGAAAGCGCAGATCGTCTTGGAACTGCTTACTCTCTTGTAGGGTCTTGAGTTTACGTGCGTAGTCTCCCTTTCTGACAAGTAAGGCGTTGTGCTTATGCTTGGCGAATGGAGTATACGGGTGTATCGCGGCAACGATAACGGGTTTCTTATACCATCCTGCCTCAATCATCTTCAAGTTCGACTTCATTACGTTAAACTTGTTCTTGAGTAGCGGAATCACACAAATACCCTTATC